GGGCGCGCAGGCGGCGGCGGTGGTGGCGGCGGTCACGGTGGCGGCCTCGCCGGCGTCGTTGGCAAAGCCGGCGGCAACGGCGGCCCCGACAGGGCCACGAACCTCGCTGGAGGCACAGGGGGCGCCGTCGGAGGCGCTGCAGGCGCGCCGGCGTCCAGCGCGGCCGGCGAAACGGGCGGTGGCGGCGGCGGCGGCGGGGGAGGTGGCAACGGCGCGGGAACCGGCGGTGCGGGCTCGAGCGGCGGCAACTACGGCGCGGGCGGCGGCGGTGGCGGTGCCTCGAACAACGGCAACAACAGCGGCAAGGGCAACGACGGCGCTCAGTGCTGGTGCCGGGTGACAACGTGGTACGCGTGATTTCTCGGTCACAACGGCCGGAAACGAGGGGCACGTGAGCCTTCAGAAGATCCCCGTGTCCTGGCCGCTGACCGGCGGCCTCGACACCAAGAAATCGCCTCTGGCGATCCAGCCGGGCTCCCACCTGACGCTCGACAACGTCATTCAGGAGCGCCTGAACGAGTGGCGCCGGCGCAACGGCTTCACGAATGACAGCCTCGATTCGCTGCCCAGCGGGAGCAGCTTCTACACCGGCGACACGTTCCCCTACTTCGTCGGCAACCTGGGCGACGCCGGCATGTTCGCGCAGAGCCAGGCGCTGGCGATGTCCTACTACCCATCGGTGGGCGCCGGCTCGCCTCGGTGGGCGCCCTACGGCTCGTCGTCGCTCGGCTCGCCGCCGGCCAGTCACAAGCGGATGCCGCTGGTGGAGATCGGGAACGGCTCGTTCCCTACCGGCTTCACGCGCCTGGGCAACGTCGCGCTCCTCGGCACGGGCGATCCGGCGGGCGGCGCCGCGAACCCAGTCTACGCCGTCGACGTCACCAACGGCGTCCCCCGGCAGATCACCACCGATGCGCTGGTGCTGCGCTGGCGCGGCGCCTCGACGTCGACGCACCTGGTGATGTTCGCGGCGCGCTCGGACGGGAGCCTCCTGGCCTACGTGATCCCGTCGACGATGGGCGCCATGGCGACCTACACCGTCAAGGCAGCTGGCGGCCACGCGACCGCGCCCTATCTCGACGCCGTCTGGTATGGCGGCGCGACCATCACCGTCGTGGTGCGCACGGCGGCGGACGCTGTTCGACACCTCGAGTTCAACCCCGCAACCGGCGCGGTGCCGACCGACGTTGCGACGGCGGGCATCTCTTGCGCGAACGCGCTGTCGCTGCTGGTCGACCCGGACAGCTCCGGCGTCCGCTTCATCGCCAATTCGCACACGACCCCCACCACGCGCGTGACCCGCGTGAGCAGCGCCGGCGCGGTGCTGACCAACGACCAGGTGGAGGCCGTCGCAAGCACCCAGATCACCGGCGTGGCCTCCTCGGCCGGCGCGAACTACAACGTCGCCTACCAAATCGCCGCGCCCTCCATCCGCCTGAGCGACAAGACGGGGGGCGTGGTCGGGACGCCGGCCGATCTGCTCAACTCGTCGCAAGTCGGCGTCACCCTCGACTCCGTTGCCTGGCGAGACAACGCGGGGAACTTCTACAACTTCCTGGCCGGGTTCCACTCGACCAACGTCGACGACCCACAGGACTCCTGGGTCGAGATGCGGATCCCCCTCGGCACGCCATACTTCCTCGGCCGGCCCGTGTCCGCCCCCGAGCCCTTGGCCGCGGGGAAGACCGTCGGAAACGCGTCGCTGTTCCAGGTGACGAAGACCGGCTCGCGCCAGTGGTCCGCGGGCCTGCCCGTTCAGGTCATCTACGAGGACAACGCGGGAACCATCGTCCGGCACTACTCGGTCGACCTCTTCGAATGGAACCAGCTGACGGGCCAGGACATCGCCGCGATGCCCACGCAGAAGCCGGTGACGTACAAGCAGACGGTCTACCTGCCCGGCGCCGAGCTGTCGTACGTCGAGAACGAGGCGCCCGTGCGCCATGGGCTCGCCACGCCGCCGAGGGCGGTCATCTCGGGCAGCTCGAGCACGGCGGCCGGCACGCTGACGGGTGGCGCGGAGTACGGCTACGTGCTGGTGGCCGAGATGCTGGACAACGACGGCAACATCTGGCGCTCGCCGCCCTCGGCGCCGTGGCTCATCACCCTGGGCGCCCTGCACAACACCGTTCAATTCGTCTGGGCGCTCTGGCCGACGGATACGACCTCGCGGAGGGTCCGCGTCGGCATCTACCGAACCGCCGCAAATGGCTCGTCTTACCGCCGGATCGCGACGATCCTGACGTGGCTTGGCGGGGCGGCGACCTACACGGATCTGGCGCCCGACTCTGCCATCGTCGACGGCGAGGTGCTCTATACCCAGGGCGAGTTGGCCACGGCCATCACGCCCCCGCCGCGCGCGGTCTGGATGCACGACGACCGGCTGTGGGCCATCAACGCCGAGTACCCCACCGAGGCCTGGTACACCAAGAACCTGCGCCCCGGCCGACAGCCGGAGTTCACCAACGAAGGCATCGTTGACCAGGACGACGAGTTCGGCGACCTCACCAACGGCGCCAGCCTCGACACGCAGAACGTCCTGTTCAAGAAGAACGCGATCTATTTCGGCACGGGCGACGGCTTCACCGACTCGGGCAGCGGCACCAACTACCACTTCGACCGCATCGACACCGACCAGGGCGCCCTGCCCGGCTCGCCGCTGGTGAACACCGGCAAGGTGCTCTACTTCGTCGGCGAGCGCGGGATTCACACCGTCGACAAGCAAGGCGTGGTCGTCTTCATGGACGCCGTCGATCAGTTCCTGCACCAGCCGTTGGTGCAGACACCCGAGACGGTCTACGACGGGTGCTTTGTGTCGACCACCAATGAAGTGGTCTTTGTGACCACAAATTACCTCCTGATCCACAACATCACCTTCAACTACTGGCGGCGGGTGACGGGTCTCTCCGGGATGCGCCGGTGCGTGGTGATCGCCGGCCGCCTGGTGCTCTTCCGCAACGATGGGACCGTCTGGCGCGAGGGAGACCAGACGCAGCTGACCGACCAGGGCGCGGCCTTCGTCGGCACCATCCGCTCGCCGTGGATGCGCCCCACGCAGGGCTCAGGCGGCCCGGGAACCGGCTCGACGGCGACCGCCGGGCAACAGGGCCTGCGCCTCTACCGAGGCCGAGTGACGTACACGCGCACCAGCGGCGGCGCCAGCGTCAAGCTCCTGGGGCGCATCTACCGCAACAACGACGACGCCCAGGTCGAGCAGTTCCTTAGCGGGGCGGTTTCGGGTGCGGTGTTGTCGGGGACTGGCGAAATGGTGCCCCGCAACCAGAAATGCACATCGTTCTCGCTGGAACTGGTATTGCCCACCGGCGACTGTACAGTCCGCGTTGATGGGTTCTCCGCAATCATTGGGACGCGCGAAGGAGCCTTGGTCACCGACCAGGGATCGCGATGGAAGTGACGTGACCTGATGGCAGCGATTTCACAGTCCGATTACGACTACTTCAAGGCCCACCCGGACCAATATACGGTCAACCCGGATGGCTCTGTGTCGTGGGCGGGGTCCAACGGACTGACCAACAATCGGGCGGCCGACGGGACCAACTACGTCACCGACAGCGGCGGCAACCGGGTGGACCCCAACAAGGTCCAGGACCTCAACAACGCCAATGACAACCTGGCGGGCGGCGTCTTGCCCGGAATTGGGTCGAACCCGGTCACCGGCGTAATCGACGCCACCCTCGCGATCCCGAAAGCAGCAAAGAACCAGATCACCGGCGACGACGGCTCGGCGGCCGCGGCCGACAAGACGGCCATCTCCACGGCCGCCCACAACCTCGGCGCCTGGGACCCGAACGCGCCGAACACGCAGGACTTCGGCAACCAGCAGGGCGTTGCCACGCCCGTCGTCAACGCTCCGACCATCTCCGCGCCCGGTGCGGTTGCTCCGCCGTCAGTCGACTTCAACGCGGGGCTCATCAAGGCCGCGCCGCAGATCACGGGCGCGCCTTCGGCTGGCGTTGCGCCGGTCGTGTCGGCGCCGCAGCTCGGGCCCGGCGCGCAGGCGACGGCAGGCAGCGCCGGCGCCGGATCGATTCGCGGCACCACGCCGCTCGTCGATGTCCAGTCCGCGGCCCCCGTCTCGGACATCACCGTCGGGGGCGCCGGTCGCGACGCGCAAATGACGGCCCTGGGGCAGCTCAAGGACGCCGCCGAGGGGAAGACGCCCAGCGCGGCCGAGTGGCTGTTGCGCAAGGGCATCGACGAGAACGTGGGCGCGGCCTACGGACTCGCGGCGTCGCTGCAGGGCCGCAATCCAGGCGTGGCGCTCCGCACGGGCACCATGACCGCCAAGGACGCGATCGCGAAGAGCGCGGCCGACATGGCGGCCCTGCGCGCGACCGAGCAGGCGAAGGCCCGCGAGGCCTACGCGACGCTTGGCACGTCCATCGCGGCCCAGGACTTGTCGGCCCTGCAGTCGAACCAGTCCAAAGACCTGACCCTCTCGGTGACGAACCTGCAGGAAAAGATCAAGGTCCTGCAGGGGAACCAGCAGACGCAGCTCGAGGAGGGTAAGGCCGACCTGGCCGCCCAGACCGCCGCCAGCATCGCCACACTTCAGGCGCAGACCTCGGTGGCTGTCGCCAATCCCCAGGCGTCCACGTCGAGGGACATCGCGAACCAAACGGCGCAGCTCGACGCCTCGAAGGCAAACGCGGCCAACGCCGTGGCGCTGCAGATCGCCGACGCCAACAACCAGATGCAGGTGCTGGTCTCCAATCTCCAGGCGCAGACCGCGGCCAACGACCGCAACGCCGCCACGCAGACCGCCGCGGCGATCGCCCAGCTCGACGCGCAGACCAAGCTGCTGATGCAGCAGCAGGACCAGATTTACGACGCCGCGAAGCAGAACGCGGCGAACCAGGTCAGCATCAACAACACCAACGCGACCAACGCGACCAACGTCAGCATCTCGAACGCCGCGCTCGAGGAGCGCAAGCAATCCGACATGGCGGCGGCGGACGCGAAGCTGAAAGAGCTGGGCCTGCAGTCGTTGATCGCCCAGCTGAACGCGTCCATCTCGGTCGCCAAGACGGACCAGGAACGACAGGCGGCGGAGGATCAGTTCTGGGCGTCGCTGGCGGGGACTGCAGGAAAGGTCATCGCGGCGTGACGCTACCTGTGACCACCGTAGTTGATGTTCACCCGGGGGCGCGCCTGGCAGGCGTCCAGATCGCTCTGAAGTCGCTCCATCTCCCTGTGGAGCTTAATCTGCTCGAGGTAGAGGTCGCCGATCTTGAGCTCGCGAGGGTCCGTCGTCGGTCCAACCGCCTCTCTGTACCACCGCGTCCGCGGGCCATACACGAAGGCAACGCCAACCACCGCGAGGGCGATCGCGGCCCATCCGATCCGTTCGACCCAGTCGCGATTGTCGGTAGGACGAAGGAGCGCCCAGCTCAGTACCAGTGTGCAACCAGCGGACACTCCGATCGCGACAAGACCGCCGAAATGCCACGGGCCACGGTCGGCAATGTACGCAAAGGCGCCGCCTATGCTGACCGGAAGGGCCACGATAGCAACGAGCAGAAGTGCCGCCAGCGCAAGCCCCAAAAACGCGAAAAGCACATCTCGACTGGCCGCGAGAACACGCAGGGCCGCTTTCGCTCCCATCATAGCGGGCAGAATAGGCGCGTTGACAATTCCAGGTCAAGCGAGCCGAAAACGATGGTGATGCATGGCTGAACTTGTTGGTGGAGACATCGTCTTCCCGTCGCCCCCTGAATGGGAGAAGCGCGTCGATCAGCCGTACACCGCGGACACGACCAAGAGCCTGTCGCAGCCGCAGATCGCCGTGCAGGAAGAATCCCTGTCGCAGGCCGAGCGCGAGAAGGCCGCGGCCGACGAGAAGGCCAAGCTCGAGGGCGAGAAGGCAGGAATCGAAGCCGCCGGTGCCCAGGCGAAGGAAGACCAGGCTCGGGCGACAAACGCGGAGAAGGCGCGCGTCGACGAGGCCGAGACGGCCAAGATTGCCAAGCGCGCCGACGAACTGCGCGCGGCCAACGAGGCTATCAGGGCAACGCCGGCGCCGGCGCTCATGGCCGACCGCAAGGGATGGGACAAGGCGAAGCTCGCGATCGGCATGGCGCTGGCGGGCCTGGGAGACGCCATCAATGCGAAGGCCAGCGCGGTGCTCGGCCGGCCCGCTGGTCCGTCGGCGGTGACGGACATCATCACGATGGACCTCGAGCGCCAGCGCGAGAACCTGAAGAAGCTGACCGACAGCCAGATCATGGCCAAGGAAGGCGTCAAGGACGCCCTGGCCGCGCGCGAGCTCGCGCTCGCCAAGGTCGACATGAAGGGCGCCGCCCTGTTCAACCTCGCAAGCCAGCACGTGGAGACACTCTTGAAGGCGAAGGGTGTGCCCGCCGCGCAGATCGCTGGCAACGAAGCCAAGCTCGCCCTCGACCGCGCGGAGGTGGAGAGCAAGAAGCGCGCGGTGGCTGGCCTCGCCGACGAGCACACGCGCACGGGGCAGAAGGTCGAAGAAACGACGCGCGCAAAGCCGGACGCGACCAACGAGGTGTCGAGCAGAGGGCAACTCGCCGTCGTGAAGAACCCCGACGGCTCGACGGCGGGATATGCCCCCGCCGGCGCGGCGCACGACGTGAACAAAGAGACGGTCCTGCGTGCGGCGGCGGGGCGGGCGCTGAAGCACTATGACGACGTTGTGGCCAAGGTTGGCGGACGGGCGGTGATTCCTGGGACGGATGACTACAACCTCCTGAAGGGCGCGCACGCCGACGCGATCGCTGCCATCACGTCGGTGAAGAATATGCCGGGAACCGACAAATCCTCGCTCGTCGAGGCTGAGCGGCTGGGTCCGTCAGGGAATGGCCCGTGGAAAGTTGACCGTCGGCTGATTCGGAACCTGGCCCGCGCCAACAAGGATCAGGGGCTTCACGCGATCCAGATGACGGCCAACAGCGCCGTGCAGACCAGGAAGAGCGGCGAGACGTTCGTCCCAACCCCGGCCGCGCCTGCGCCGCCTGCTGCGGCCACAGCAGCTCCCGCCGCCGCTCCTGTAGCGCCGGCACAGGCGCCCGTTCCTTCGACGCAGCCCATGGTTCCTCCCAAACCGGATCCTCCCCCGCCGGTGATGATGACCGCGGCTGAGAAGCGCGAGGCCTTGAAGTGGGCGAAGGGGCCCGGCCGCGGAACGCCGAAGGCCGAAGAAATCCTGAAAGCGCTGGGGGTGAAATAGTGGCATTCGATCCCGATGCGTTCCTGAGCAAGCTGGCGGTCGAACGGGCGAAGGGTCAGCCAGCGGCCGTTGGCGTGCCGCCGATGCTGGCGCGCCCCGAGGCCACGCCGAACGCCGCCGGCCTGCCCGACTACGCTCACGATCCCGTGCCGCCGCATCAGGTGGACGACGTGCGCGCCGCGATCGCGAACACCATCGGCGCCGAGGGCTTCGACAACCAGCACCCCGACGACCAACGAAAGCAGATCATCGACGCAGTCCACGGCGTGACGCGCAAGCCGCCCGGCTTCCTGGAGTCGTTGGTGCACAGCGCTGGTTCCGCCGTGCCGTTCGGGCACACCACGGGCGCCGCGCTGGCATCTATGCCGGTGATCGGCAACGGCCGCACGTTTCGCGACAACTTCGACGCCTTGGAAGCTGACACGGCGGCCGGCGAGGCCGCTCACCCCGTGGCGGGCGTTCTTGGGCGTACGGCCGGAGGCCTGGCGACCGTCGCGGCGAGTGGGGGGTTCGGCACCGGCGCCGCCGCAGGCAGCGCTGCGCCGGCCGTCCCGACGGTCGCGCGCGCGACCGTCCCGTTTGCGGCGAAAACCGTCGTTGGTGGGGCGCAGGGGGCGGCGCAGGCTGCATCCGAAGGCGCAGACGCCGAGGACATCGGAAAACGCGCGGTTGCGGGTGCCACCGCTGGCGCGGGCGCCTCGACGCTGGGGCCATTGGCGGGATGGGTCTCCCGTAGCGTGTCGGACCTGTTCAAGGGCGCGATGGCCAGGTCAGACGAGCGGATCTTGGGCTACGTATCCGAGGGCGCCACGAAGAAGATGCGCGACAAGATCAAGGACGTCGCGGACGCCACCGTCGACGCCATCCGTTCCAGTCCAAGGTTCGCAGCGACGTACAAGACGCCGGCCGATCTGCACCAGGCCCTGGGCGAGGAAATCTCTTCGCTCGGCAACCAGACCCAGCACTTCTACGGCGAGGCCGAACGCCTGGGCGGCAAGCTGGATCCCCAGGTCGTGGCCAAGGCGCTGACGGCCGCCAAGGGCGCGATGCCCTTCGACCAGCAGGAGATCGCGGGCGCGCTCGACACGCACATCGGAAAGTTCGCCGAGCGCACTCCTCGGAAGCTGACCCAGGAGGCGCAATTGACGGCCGCGCGCGAGTCCCTGAAGGCGGGCAAGCCGATCCCCGTCATCCGGTCCGAACTGGCGGGCAACGGCCTCTCCCTCGACGAGGCCCGGCGCGAGGTAACCCGCCTGCAGGCGATCGCCTTCGATCGATCGGACGCCTCGCTGACCACGCCAGCTCGCGAGGCCGCAGCCAAGGCGGCCGGCATTCTGAAGGACGCGCTCGAGCGGCACGTCGACCAGTACGTTCCGGGCGGCGCCGCGGCCGTTCGCGCGCTGAACGAAAAGCAGACAGTCCTGCTGCGCCTCGAGGCGGCCGCGGCGGCCAAGGCCAAGAGTGCCCCGACCGACGGCGGCACGCGATTGTCCAGGGTGATGGAAAGAGGCCACGGGGTGACTGCGAAGGCCTTCGGCGCCGCCAAGGAGGCCGGGGCACTGCTCAGCGAGGGTGTGGCGAAAGCTGGGCGCGCTGGCGCAGCTGATACGGCCGCCACCGCCGCGGCGTTGGCGACGTCGCCGGCGACGCAGGGGTTTACTCAGAAGCTCGCCGGCATCACGAACAAAGACGCCGCCGTCTCGGCGCTGGCCCATCACGTGTTTGGCGACGCGCCTTCGTCTCCCGAGGACAACGAGCCCTTCCCGGAGTTCGGACCGCCCGGTGAGCCCGTTGCCGAGGACGGTGGGTTCCCTGAGTTCGGGGCGAAGCCGTGATGTGGATGAAGCGCCCCAAGCCCGCGCCGCGGCCAAAGTTGCCGCCGCACGTGGACGTCATGGCGGCGATCGAGAAGTTGCACCAGCTCGAGAAGCTCGGCCCGCTCCCGCCGCCGATGCTCTACCTGCAGCAGCAGCTCCCCACGGTGGCCTTCGACCGATGGGGGGCACCGCTCCCGCTGTCCATCGCGAAGCAAGAGCGCCTTGACCGCCTGGTGGCCGTCATGGCCGACCCGTTCCGCCGCGGGCGCGAGCTGCTGCTGTCGGGCTACCTCGACTCCATCGAAGCAAGCGCGCTCCGCGACGGGCACCCCCAGGTGTACCAGGCGCTGCGCACCCAGGTAGAGGCCGAGCTGGCGATCGCGGGCCCTCCCCTGCCCTCCTGGTCGGAGGCGACGCTGGGCGTGTTCTTCGGGCGCGACGCCGCGCTCGTCTACAACGAGGGCCACGAGGCCGACAAGCCGACGCCCGGGCGCGAATTCACCGGCAAGCCACCGATTCCCACGCCGGCCGATTTCTCGGGCGAGACCCACCTGAAAGGACCCTGACCATGAGCGATGCACTTTTTCAGCGCGGCAACCCCATCATGGACGTCAGCACGACGGCCTTCACGCCCATCAACGGCGCGATCGCGGGCGTGACGCCGATGCTCTCGGGCTGGCAGAAGGTCGCGGGCCTCGAATCCCTCGCCGTTCAGCAACAGCTTACCGGCACCGTCGCCGGCACGTGGACCGTCCAGGGAAGCCCCGACGGTGGAACCACCGTCGTCCAGCTAGCGACGTATCCGAGCCAGCCGAACTATCAGAACGTGGTTGGTACCAGCTCGCCGGTGCAGCCGACGTACGGCTTTCCGTACATCCAGTTCACGTTCACGCCGAGCGGGGGCGCCGGCAACTGCGTTCTGACCTTCAACGGCCGCATGACGTCGCGGCCTGTCGACATGGCGCGCTTCTACGCCGGCTCGGTGTTCCTGTACTGCCCGGCGGCTGACACGCTGGCGGGCCAGTTCGGGATCGAATGCTCCAACGACTGGGGCGGGATCGGCAACGCGACCGGCGCAAACAAGCTGGCGATCGCGGATGGCCAGTGGACCGACATTCTCCCGTCGCCCGTCATCGCCGTGCTGGTGGCGTCGACGGGTCAGAAGCGACTTGTTCGAATGACCATCTCCACCGACGGTGCCACGGGAACCATCGAATACGGCGCGGCGCGTGTGTTCTTCACGCCGACCGCGGGATTTGGCCACCCGCAAGCCTTCGGAATGTTCAAGGGGTAATTGCGGTCATTGCGACCGCGAATTGCGTGAATTGACGAGTTGATCGTTGTCGGTACAGTCGGCCGAAAGGAAGGCGCCAAATGAAGTGTCTGGTTTGTCCCACGGAGATCGATGAAGTGAAGGAGTTCCCGCCCGTCGTCATCGGCGGCAAGGAAGTCCCGGACGCCGTTGCGTCGGCGAAGCACGCCGCCGAGCTGGCCACCTGGGAACACGTCACGGTCACCGTCTCGCGCGGCGGCGGCCAGGCGACGGTCCTCAATGGGCACACGTGCCCCGAGCACGCGCTGGTTGAGGGCTCCGTTGGTCTGACGAAGGGAGGCAAGTAACATGCTCTACGTTGCGGTTGGGACTCAGACGGCGGCGGCCAAGACCGCGCTGACCCTCATCTCGGCGGCCACCATCCGGCCTCGGGTCTGCTCGCACCAGTACTCGAACATCGGCACGGTGTCCGTCGATTCGGCGTTCCAGGTGCAGGCGAAGCGCTTCACGGCGGCCGGCACCACGACCGGCGTCACGCCGGCGACGACCGACAGCGGTGATCCGGCGTCCACGCTGACGGCCGGCACGAACGCGTCCGCTGAGCCGACCTACACCGCGAATACCGTCCTGGACGACACCGCCGTCAACCCGCGCTCGACGTTCCGATGGGTGGCCTACGACCCGAGCGCCGAACTGCTGATGCCGGCGACCGCGGCGAACGGTATCGGCTACCTGGTCAACGCCCTGGGCGGCGCGACCACGGTCAACGTGAAGGCCGAGGTCAAGCAGTAGGCTGATGGGGCGCGCTCGCGCATTGGGGCACGTCGAGGTCTCTGGGCCGTCTGGAACAACGGTCTACGAGACCTTCACGTGCTGCCACTGCAACGAGATTCACCGGGTGCCGCCGGCGAACGCCAAGGAGATGGCGTTCTGTCACAAGTGCGGCGCCCGGGAGTGCGTCCCGTGCGCGAAGAAGCTCGGCGGGCGGTGCACGCCCTTTGAGAAGCGGATCGAGGCGATGGAAGCCCGCGGGCGAATGCTCGCGGCAATTGGAGCGTAACGGAGGGACCATGTTGACGTTGAGAATCTACGGACCGGTGGCGGGCGAGAACGGCGGGTTGACCAAGTTGCTGCTCGACTTCCCGTTGGCAACGGCCTACCCGGAGCTGGTGTCTCTTCAGCACCCCGGCGAGTTCCTGGGCAGCATCGTCTACCCGGAGGCCTACACGGGGATGGACATGCAGCTGCCGAACTACGGCCTGTCCTGCGACGACTTCCCCGACTGGGCGTAGCCCCGCCAGCGCCGCCGCGCTGATTCACCATGCAGATCGCGACGGGCGAATTCAACGTCGGCACCGGCACCACGGGTGTGCCACAGACGCTTCCCTTCGATCCGACGCTGACGGGATGCGGCCTGGTCCTCTCGTGGTCGGGGCAGACGTCGAACACCGTCGCCCGCGCGACCATTCAGGCGGGCTACGGAATCGCGGGCTACAGCGGCGGCGCCAACGGCAACGCGTCTGTGGCCGGCACGTCGAAGGACACGGGCACCAGCGCGTGCCAGCAGGGCGAACGCGACGACAGCGTCATCCATGCCCTGTCGACGGCCGGCGCGGACGCGGGGAAGGCCGGGATCACCTGGTCGTCGACGGGCTTCACGATCACGCCGTCGACGGCCTTCACCAACAACATCCTCGTCAAGTGGCTGGCCATTCCGATGGCCGCGCTCGCGACGGTGACGGCGGCCGAGCCGGCGACGGCGACCACCAGCCAGACGACCGGCCTGCCTCGAGCGCCCCGGTGCGGGATCGTCCCCGTCATGGGCGGCGTGTCGGCGTTCAGCTCGCCCTCTCAGGTCGCGACTGACTTCAATCTGTCGTTCGGCGTGTTCCTGAAGAACCCCGCCGGCACCATCCGCAACGGCGTGATGGCGGGCTGGTCGGACGACGGTCGCGCCACTACCGTCAGCGAGGTCTATTTTCGAAGCGCCGAATGCATGGCGCGCGGCAATTCAACGGGCGGCACAACGCCGCTGGCGCGCGCGAGCTGCACCGCCATGGGGTCCGCCGACTTCACGTGGACCTACAGCGCGGTTGAAGGCGCAGGGACGCACCAGTATCCGGTGCTGTTGTTCTTCGACGGGCTCTGGGAGCTGAGCACCATCACGTGCGCGACCAACACGACCACGGACATGGTGATCACGCCGGGGTTCAAGGTCCTCGGCGGCATCGTCGCGATGTCCGGCAACACCACGGAGAGCAGCGCGGGCACCGCCACGGGGAGCGCGCGTCTCTGCACCGGCTTCTTCACGGGCGTGGGCATCGAGCACTCCACCGCAACCCGCGACACCAACGCCCAGGTCGGCGCGGTGTGCACGTCCGCGGCCGACAACGCCAGCTCCATCTACGTGCCTGGCAACGGCGCGATCGGGGTCGTCGGCCACCTGACAGCGATCGGGCCCACCACGGCGACGTGGCGCATGACCACGGCCGTGTCCGCCTTCGTCGGATGGGTCGTCTGCATCGGCGACTATCCCTCGGTCGAATCCAATCCGGTGCAGCCGGCGCCATTCCGCCGCCGCGCAGACGAAAGGCCCGGCGATCCGCTACCCGGGTTCGGCTCCGCGGCGCTGACGGCCGCGCCCGAGAACTTCCCCGCGCTGGCGCCTCGCCTCGTCTCGCTGCGCCAGCTACACGGAGGCGAAGCGCTGGCCGCCCTGGCGGCGCCGGCGCTCGGAACGTGGCCGGGCGAGGTTCAGCAGCCCAGGCCGCAACAGGCGAGCGCTCGGCGGCCTTCCGGCGGGGACGCGATACCCGCCCCTCCTGCCGCGGCGCTGGTGGCATGGCCGGGCGATGCCCAACAGCAGGGACCGCGCTCGACGATCGCGTCGCGGCCAGCTGGCGGCGACGCCATGCCGTCCGTCGTCGCAGCAGGCCTCGCGCCCTGGGCGAGCGACACGACGGCTCCGGGGCCGCGCCAGCTGGTGCAGCTGCGTTTCGCTGGTGGCGACGCGCCGGGCGGCCTCGTCACGAAGCCATGGCCGGGCGATCAGCCTCCGCCGCCGATGCGCAGGATCGCGACGATCCGTCACGCCGGCGGCGAGCCGATCGGGTTCCTGGCGCTTGGATGGGCTGGCGACTCGCGCGGGCCAACCGTTCCGCGGCCGCGGCCGCCGGAGACAGCGCAGGGTCTCCCGCTGCCCGGCCTCATCCCGATCAAGAAGACGCTCGGATCGTTCGACGCGCCGGGCACGCCGTGGCGACCTCGAAAGGCTTGGCGTGAGTACCTGTCGGCAGTCCCATTACCGGACGCGTTGGCCGCAATTGCAACGCTCAACGCCCCGTTATTTGCGGTCTTCGACGACTTTGAATTGATGGTCGACTTTGACGACGCTGAATTGACCGTTGTGTTTGACGACGTTACGTTGACAGCGGACTTCGACGAATGAAGCCGCGCAAGCGCACAGACACGTACCCGTTCGCGTTCACAATCCGCGACGCCACTGGTGCGGCCGTCAACACCGTTGGGTATACGGTCACCTTCAACGTCGTGGACAAGGCGACGCGCGCGATCAAGGTTGCGAACGGCGGGTGTGTTGCGGTCGACGCGGCCAATGGCCGTTGGAAGTACGTGCCCCTTCCTGCCGACGTCGACACCTCGTCGGCGTGGGACGTCGAGATCAAGGCTGTCGCTCCCGACGGGACCATCTATCACGTCCCCACGCAGAACTACGAGCCCCTCTACACGCGGGACAACCTGGGATGACGTCGGCGCAGCTCAAGACGGCCGAGTCGATCGCGGTGTTCCTCGCCGATGGAACGGCGTACATCTACCCGCCCGCCGCGCCGATCGTGGCGGCCTTTGAAAGGCTGCTCGAGGAGGCCGACCAGCACGGCGTGATCCCGACGCAGATCTCCGCCGAGCAGGCGCGCGAGATGGCCGCCGGCATGGCTGCTGCGCGCGCGTCCGCCGTCACCTCCTACAAGGAGCACCGCAAGTGATCACCCCGCCCGCCCTCCGCGCCGTGAGCCACGCCGACGCTCCGCTCCCCGAGCCGACGCCCGACATGCGCACGTGGAGTGGCCGCAACGCGAAGGCCATCGGAACCATCATCGGCACCGCCCTGTCCGTGTTCCTCGTCGGGACAGGCGGGCTCACCGGGCTCGCGCACGTCGCCGGCATCGCGCTCACCAAGGACTTGGAGCCGATCCACGAGAAGATCGCGGGCGTCGAGCGGAACCAGCAGGCCGCGGCGAAGGTCGACGCCGAGCGCAGCGACGCGGTCAACAAGAAGCTCGACGCCATCGCCAAGGACGCCAAGGCGGCGCGCGCGGCCGTCCAGTCGCGCACGAAGAAGCCGAAGGTCGCAGAACCAGCCGGAGGGAACGGTGAATGAACACGCAACCAATCACGTTGACGGGGATGCGGGCTCAGGTGGCGGGCGAATCTCAACCGATCGACGACTCCTCACCAACATCGGACTCGCCGGAAAGGAGAGCTTTGAGGCTGTGCTGGCGGTTGCGAGGGTCATCGACCGCGCTTCATCGGATAGCCGACGAGCTGCGATCTTCAAGACCATCGCCCAATCCCAGGACGTCCGGCGAATGATGGAGGAGACCGAGGAGCTGCTGCGCGACATTGCCTCGCGCGGCGTGTTCCCTGTCGACCCTCCCCGACCTGGCGAGGGGGGGCGGTTTGCTCGAGCAGCTGCACGCGTGAGGTTCTGGTGGGCGACCCGGTAGACATGACGGCGGACTACGACCGCGAGCAGACGCCAACCGCGCCGCCCGGGTCATGCTTCCGCCGGTGCGGCGTGAGCGCGGTGACCATCGTCGCGCCGGCCCCGGGCTCGCGCTACGAGGCCGAGCGGCTGCCTACGTGCATCGACGGCGGCAAATGGGCCTGGTGCGGCGTTGGGCGTTACCTGCGCCTGGGGGCGTTCGAGCTCTACCTGGGGCCCGACCGCCGGGAGTCCCCCCGCATCCCCTTCGACCTCGACAGACGGCGGCCCACCATCCCGCCGAGACAGGACGACACATGAAGCTCCTCGCCGCCCTGGTGGCCGTCATCGCCTCGTGCGCCGGTTGCGCTCCCAGGCCTCCCCAGGTCCCGCCGGCGTGTCACGTCGGCTGCCCGCACGTGGCGCAGTCCGGCGAGTTCGACTGCTGCAAGGACAGCAGCGGCGACACGTGGAGCGCCTGCGCCTGGCGCGTGCGGCAGCGAGCAGCTAGCCGCGCGACGCCTGCACCGTGATGGTGCCGGCCTTGTAGTCGATGGCGGTGACGACGAGGCTGCCCATGGTCCCGCCAGGATCGTAGGCGACCGTGTAGCGCCCTTCCGACATACTGCCCACGTTGCCAACGCTGAACTCGAAGACATCGGGCACGCCGACGGGAACGATCTCCCTGGCCGGCGCGGCCTTCGCCCAGCGTCGCAGGAACGGCACCGCCGCCAGCGCAGCCAAGAAGCCCCGGCGCTTCACCGCCCGCCCTTCCCCGTGATACCGTGACACCGTGCCGACAGCTCAGGACATGCGCAAGGAGGCCGCGAAGGCCCGCGCCCAAGCCGCCTCGATCCTGACCGAGGCCAGCGTGAAGGCCGCCAAGCTGGAGCTTTACGCGAAGGCCCTGGATGAAGCGGCAGATGCACAAGAAGGCTTGCGAGCACGTCACGGTTATGGCACGGTTCGCGGCATGGACGCAACTCCTTCCGTGACAGCCGCCAAGCGCCCGGGCCCGCAGGCAAACGACGGCCCAATGGCCAAGCTCGCGGCGAAGCTCGGCCTTACTTCCCTGCGCGCGCTGGCGACGTTCTTCGGCCTGGAATACGACAACGTACGGCGAATCAACGCCCGCGGCACCATCCCGGCGAGCGTTCAAAAGACAATCGATCGCGTCTTGGCCGCCAAGGCCGAGGCCGCCAAGTCCGGCAAGACGGACTAAGAACGGAACGGTTTCGCGCCGTTCCGTGACTTGTCACGATTTCTCTTGACCCGGTTGTCACGGTTTCATACAACCGTGACATGGAAACAGCGACGCCGACCGAGGTATTCGAGGAGAAGACGGTCCCGGTTCCCGCCCAGACCAACGCCGCGCTGGTGTTCGGGCTGCTGACCGACTTCGCGACCATCAACGACCAGCGGCTCCGGGAGGCCATCGAGTGGCGCGGCCACTCGGTGTGGCAGGACGACGAGGGCCTCTGGTTCTCGTGCTGCAAGCCCAAGACGTGCCACGAGAGCCGCGAGGAGGCCGAGAAGTGCTGCGCCGGCGGCTTCTGCCTCGAGCTGGCCGACGAGGTGCAGCCGTGAAGGCGCTCGCGCTGGCCCTGCTGGCCGTGGCGTTCGTCGGGTGCGGTGACGCCCCTTGCGACGGCGGCCCGTTCATCACCGACGACCACCCTTGCGGGACCAACGTCGGGGCCTACCCGGCCTACCTCTGCAAGGGCCTCGACGACGATACCGCTGTGTTCATCGTCGTCACCAACGCCAAGGGCGAGACGTCGACGGCGGTGTGTGTGGCCGCCTGCCCGGCGGTGACCCCGTGAGCCGGGTGCCGACGGGCGACGCCCTGTCGTTCGCCGCCAAGGCGAGCGAGCTGGCCGGGGAGCTCTACGACAAGGCCTACGAGCGCGGGTACGCCGCCGGCGGCGCCGAGCTGGCGGCCGCGGCCGCGACGATCACCGAATTGCTGGCCACCCACGACGCCACGGAGCACGCCGAGGCGCGCATCAAGGCCCGGGAGTGGCTCCGTGAGTACGCGGCCCGCTCCGTTCGCTGATTACCGGTCCGTTCAACCAGAAACAAGGAAAGAACCATGCTCAAGATCACCAAGGCCGCCGATCCTATTGAAGTGAAGCACGTAGTTGTCTGCATCCACGGAGACCCCGGCATCGGGAAAACCTCCCTCGGGTTCACCGCCGAGAAACCCCTGTGCCTGGCGTTCGACAGCGGCGTGTATCGCGCTGGCGCGTTCCGCGGGGACTGCGTCCAGATCGAGAGCTGGCGCGACGTCTCGAACCTTACGCCCGCCGACTTCGCCGGCTACTCGACGGTGGTCGTCGACACCGCCGGCCGCGCGCTGGACTGCCTGGCGGCCGACCTGATGGCGCAGGACTCGAAGAACAACCGGGGTGGCGCGCTGTCGCTGCAGGGATTCGGCGCTCTGAAGTCGACCTTCTACCAGTGGCTGAGCAACCTGAAGTACATCGGCCTGGACATCGTGCTGATCTGCCACTCCGACGAGCAGCGGAAGGGTGACGAGCTGATCACCCGCCTGGACATGCAAGGGGCCTCCAAGAACGAGGTCTACAAGAGCGCCGACATGATGGGATCGCTGTCGATGCAGCGGGGCCGGCGCATGCTCAACTTTAGCCCTTCGGACGTGTAGTTCGGCAAGAACCCCGGCCAGTTGGCGCCGATCGAGGTGCCGACGTTCGCCCCCGGCGCCATGGTGCCGGTCCTGGCCACCGCCATCGAGCAGACCAAGACGGCCCTGAACAAGCTGTCGGCTGAGCAGGCCGCGGAGCGGGCGCTGCAGGCGGCGTGGAAAGAGCGCATCGACAAGGCGTCCGCGACCACCGACTTTGACAGCCTGGTGGCGCTGGCCGAAGAGGAATCCGCCCCCAAGGCAGTGGCGCTGATGATCGCCGCCGCGGCCATCGCCAAGGGCTACAAGCTCGACAAGAAGACCAAGACGTACAGCGCGCCCGCGCCGAAGGCCGCGTGATGGGCGCCGAGGACGAATTGCGCGAGCCTCGCGCGGCCTCCGCATGGGAGCGTGGGGAGTTGGCCGCACCGCCTCCGGTCACGCGCGCACCTGGTCGCTGCAGCCACGACCGCTGCGACTTCCGCGGCGCGCACATCCACGTCTCCGAGCTGGAGACGGTCCGCTACTGGCGTGACCGCTAAGACACGACCATGGCCATGCTGGTGGCAGACCTGCGCGAGGGCAAGAAGCCCACCGCGCAGATGAACGCCGGCAAGGCCTTCGCGAAGCTGATGGAGCACGCCGAGCGCCACCTGGTCGCCGATCCGCTCAACGGCGACGGCATCCCGAAGGCGACCGTCGACGGCTGGGACTTCGTGTTCCAGGCTGACGCCAACCTGCAGCTGCCCCCCGTCCGCGAGCTGCAGGCCGAGGTGTTGTTTCAGACGCCACAGGGGCCGGTGACGCTGGTCGGGCACTGTGACTCCCTCGAGGGCCTGACGGTCCGTGACCAGAAGCTCACCGAGAAGTGGGAGGCGGAGCGTTACGTGGACAGCCTTCAGTGGAGGGCGTACCTCGTCATGTTCGACGCCTGCCAGTTCATCTATGACGTGTTCGTCGGCCGCTACGACAGCAAGGGCGCTCCGTCGGTCACGGTCACCGAGTACCACGCCACCTCGTTCTTCACGTACCCGGGCATCAGGGACGACGTGCAGCGCGCGGTGGACGAGCTGGCGGGCATCTTCGCCCGGCACCTCCCGGAGCGCCTCCGGGTCGCCTGAGCTTGGCCTTGCGTCGAAACCGATCCAGATTCCCCGGCATGGCACCGTCGGGGAATCCCCTCTTCGCCCGCGTGAGCAAGCTTGAAACCACCGCTCGCGAGCACGCCGCCTGGCTCGGCCGCCACGACAAAGCGATCCGGGAAATGAACCTCGACATGGCGACATTGGCTGACATCGTCCATCGGAGCCAGGCCCGCGCCGTCGGCCGCCTGGTCCGTCGTCGACGGGATCGAACCCGCTAACCTGTTTTGAAACCACGCGACGGCGAGGCACGCGCGCTCCCGTCGTCCGCCCCCGGATTCGCGCCAGCGTAGACGCGGCACGCCCTGTGCTCGTCGGCGGCGCCTGTTGAACGCAACGTCACCGTCGAGAGTCGTACCGGGAGGGTTCCGTGTCAGCTGAGGTTCTGGCGCAGCTCGCAGCTCTGCGAGCTGCTGTCGACAGGCTTGCCCCGACGGTGACGCCGGCCGTTACGGCCGCCGACCTGTGGGCGCCGTTCGCACTCGCCAACAGTGAACGGCTCGCCAGCTGGCGCGACTACGCCCAGCGCTGGCGCGACCACGTGGGGCCGGCGTTCGGTCACCTCGAGGCGGGTGCCGTCGGGCCGGCCGAGGTGGACGCCTACCGGTCACGCCGGCTGGCCGAGAATGCGGCCATCGCGACCGTGAACCGGGAGATCGCGCTGCTGCGCCGGCTGGTGAACTTCGGCGTGCGGCGGGAGCTGGTGGCCCGCTCGAAGCTGCACGGGCCCGGCATGACCCGCGAGCTGATCCACCCAGAGGACAACGCCCGCACGACGGTGATCGAAGAGCGCGCCGAGACCGGCCTCACCCTGGCCGACTTCCTCCGCGAGGCCGGCGCCCAGCTGCGCGCGTACATCCTGGTCGTGCACCACTCGGGTGTGCGTCGCGCTGAGGCTGCCAGGCTCCGACGGGACCGCATCCGAAACGGCGTGGTGTGGATTCCTTCCAAGGAGGTCAAGGGCAAGCGCGCCGGCCGCATCGTGCCCCTGTCGGGCGACGCCGTTGCAGCGATCGCCGAGCTGCCCGCGACCAGCACCTACGTGTTCGAGTCGCCCCGGCGCCCGGGACATCCGATCGCCAGCGACACCTGGACGCACCGCTTTGGCCGCCTGGTGCGCCGCCTGGGGCTCGACGGCCCCGACGGGCCGCCCTGGCTCCACGACCTTCGCCGGTCGTTCGTGACGCTCACCCGACGCGACGGCGAGAGTGAGCGGGCCATCATGAACATCACCGGGCACAAGACGCGGGCCGTTTTCGACCGCTACGACATTCACGACGCCCGAGACGTGTTGGATTTCAGGGCCCGCCGGGAGCTGGTCCGCCGCCAGCTGGCAGGCCCCCGGAAGGGCCCACACCGCGCGCGCAATAAGTCGGCGAAGGTCGATTTGCCAGATGTAGGCGAAAAAAGTAATTGACCGAACCGTGACAAAGGGTGTACCGGTTTGGGTGTCGAGATTCTCGACGATGGCACTCAAGAGGAGCACTCACCATGGCCACGAAGAACACGCGTGGTCGCAGCGGCGCCGACAAGGACTGCGGACTTTTAATCCGTAGGCCGCAGGTTCAATCCCTGCTGGGCCCACAGCGACCGAAAAAATCGAATAGTTCCACCCGGGTAGTCGCCGCGCTCGCGGCCGACCGCATGAGCCTGCGCCAGGCTCGCCGCTTCTTCGGCGTCGCGGACCTGATGGCGGTGGCGTCTTGACTGCCGCCGAGTTGGCGGCAGTCGTCGAGGCCCACGGGAAGTGGCGCCGCGGCGAGGAAGGCGGATCCCGCGCGTACCTCTCGGACGCGAACCTCTCGCGCGCGAACCTCTCGGACGCGGACCTCTCGCGCGCGAACCTCTCGCCGATCCGCGACGACCTGTACAAGGTGCTCGCCAGCGCGCCGGCCGAGGTCCCGGGCCTACTGTTGGCGCTGCGTGAGGGGCGCGTCGACGGGTCGACCTATCACGGCTCCTGCGCGTGCCTGGTGGGCACCCTCGCAAACGTCCGTGGCTGCAGCTACGGCGAACTGGGATTCGAGCCCGACAGCTCGAGACCGGCCGAGCGGTGGTTCCTCGCCATCACGGAGGGCTCGACGCCCGACAAGAACCCCGTCGCCAAAATCACCGAGGGGTGGATTGTCGACTGGCTGGCGAACGGCCCCGCTGCGAAGTCGGCTGACCTGGCGACGGCGACGGCCGAGGCTTCCGCTGCGCCCACGGAGACCCTGTGATTCTCCCCGGCACACGCAAGGTGCAGCTGGCCAGCATCCTGGTCCCGAAGGGGTTCAAGGAGCGCGCGAAGCTGGCCCACATTCCGAGCCGGATGGCGAGCATCCAGCGACACGGCCTGATCAACCTCATCGTCATCCAGGACCGCACCAAGAAGCTGTTGGCGGGCGGCGACCGGTTGACGGCACTGTTGAAGCTGAAGGCCAAGACGCACGAGGTCCGCGTCTTCCGGGGCACCGAGGAGGAGTTCGAGGCGCTGCAGCTCGCCGAGAACATCGAGCGCCGCCACAACGACGACGTCGACGCGATGACCAAGCGGTACGTCGAGCTGACCCAGGGCGAGATCGAAAAGACGGACATGGAGGAGGCCGCAAGGGCCGAGTCCGAGGCCATCCGGAATGCGCCTCGGGGCGGTCCCGCCGACGAACTGCCGGGCGCCGAGCCCGAGCTCGAGCCCGAAGAGCCACGCCCCGTCGGTCGGCCCAAGACGGCGAAGGGCAAGGCGCGTGAAGCGGTGGCGGCGGCGACGGGGAAGACCCCCGAGGCCATCCGCCAGGCCGAGAAACGGGCGCGGGCGGCGGAGAAGAAAGCCGAGCGGGAGGCCGAGCTAGCCGCGCGCGCCGAGGACGAGAACGAAGGGCGCCCCGTCGCGGAACTGCCCCCGCCGGTCGAAACCTACGGGCTCCCGCTGCTGTCCGCCGAGGACGCGTATCACGTCGTTGTCGCCCAGGAGGCGCTCAAGAAACTGGAGACGGCGTTGACCAAGGCGTACGCCGCCTTTTCGCGGGACATCGGGGTCGACTCCCTGGCGGCGACCATCTGTCGCGACGTCGTGGGGCCACTGGGCGAGTTCACCTCGGACGTGCGCGCGGCCTATCCGCGGGCGGTGTGCCCGTCCTGCAAGCGCATCCCGGCGCGCCTGGCGAAGTGCCAGGAGTGCGCGCGCACGGGGTTCGTTGGGGTCACGGAGTGGCTCAACGCCGCCGACGAGCTGCGCCTTGGCGGCGCTGAGGCGAAGGTCTCCGACGGCAAGGGCGGCTTCGTCCCGTACGCCCGCGAGGCCGCGAAGACGGGCGACAAGCCTGCCAAGGGGGCGCGGCGCCTCACGGTGAAGATGGTCGACGGCGAGGGCAACGAAGCCGACTACAGCGAGGGGGAGTAGCCATGCCCCGCAAACCACCGACCGAGGGGGGGGGCGAGCGCCCGCCCCAGCTGACCCACCGCAAGAGCATCGACCGCTTCAAGGCGGCCAAGCTCATCGCGAACATCCTGGCCTTCTTCCCGCCGAACATCCGCGCCGTCATCATCCAGATGGCGGTGGCGGGGGACGTCGACCGCCAGGTGGAGCTGCCCGTCACGAAGGGGGCGCCATGAAAATCTACGTGGCGTCGTCGTGGCGCAATCACCTGCAGCCGGCGATCGTGTACGCGCTCCGTCGGTGCGGGCACGAGGTCTACGACTTCAAGAACCCGCCCAGCGGGAGCGGGTTCGGATGGGAACAGACCGGCGTGAGTCGCGGCCCGGGCGGGCACGTCGACGTCGAGACCTGGCGGAAGATGCTCGCGCATCCTGTCGCCGAGGCCGGTTACGCGTCTGACATCGCGGCCCTGCGCGACTGCGACGCCGTCGTGTACGTGCTTCCGTGCGGCCGCTCGGCCTCCTGGGAGTTCGGCTACGCCATGGGCCAGGGAAAGAAGGGCTACGTGGTGGCGTTTGGGGAGACCGAGCCCGAGCTGATGTTCCGCGAGGCGACGATCCTCGCGACGATGGACGAGCTGTTCGACGTCTTCGAACCGACGGCGGTGGCGTGAACCGCTCCCCACTCAAGCGGCGCACGCCACTCCGGGCGAAGCGTTGGGGCATCAAGGCCCGACGTCCGCGCCGCTTGAGTGGGCCGCACGCCGACCCCGCGCGGATGGGGTTTGTGGCGACGCTGGATTGCGTGGGCCGGAGGACGTTCGCCGACCTCATCCGCGACGAGGCCGGCCACTGGCGCCCGGCCCACCAGTGCACCGGGCGCGTCGAGGTCTGCCACGAGGGCCGCACCGGCAAGGGGCTCGCCACCCGCTGCCCCGACAGCGAGACGATCCCGATGTGCACCGGCCTGCACCGCCAGTGGACCGAACACCGAGGCTGGTTCGGGGGCTGGACCAAGCAACAGCGCCGCGAGTGGGCCGAGGCGCGCATCGCTGAGACGACGGCCCTCTACCTGTCACACGGGAGCCGAAGAGGATGAGTCACCTAGCCCACCGGGACGGATTCAGCGCGTACGGGAACGTTGACATCGCGTGGTGCGGGTACCGGTTCGGTCCCCGCGACAAGCGCTACATGACCAGGCGGCAGATAGGTCGCGTCGTCGACGCCTGTCGAGCCTGCCTGGAGGCCAACGCGGACTTCGTTGCCGCGGTTCACGCAAAGAACAATAGCCAGCCAATTAGAGGTCGCAATGTCCAATAACCGCCTTCCGTTGGTGTTCGAGACCGAAGACCAGCGCGCCCGCCGCCAGCTCTGGCGGGGCGTCGCCGCCTGCCTGTGCGTCGCGGTTCTCTCCGCGGCGTTCATCGGCCTGGCCGTGGTGCTTCGATGACGGCCCCCACCCTCGCCTCGCCCGTCACCGTCGTCCTGATGCAGACCGCGCCCGGCGCGTGGACCGTCGAGGTCACCATGGGCGGCGTCCGCCGGTACATCTCCGTCGGGCTGCGCTCGCGGCGAGTGGCCATGGAGGCTGTCGTCGGATGGCTGGAGCAGCTGGAGCAGATCCAGTGACCTGGCTGGACATCGCCGGGCTGCTCGGTCTCTTCGCCTTGTGGGCCGCCATCAACATCGCCGCCGACCGTGGCGCGAAGTGGTTCGTGCACTGGCGCGCCGGCCGTTGCCGCGCGCTGCTGAGGCAACGTCGGTGCGGGCATGGCCGCGTTCGTGAGCTGTGCGACGACTGCGGAGGTGCAGCGTGACGGCGACGGCGATGGACACCGCGGCCTTCCGTCGGATGTCAGCGCGCCAGCGCGAAGTGATGGAGCTGGCGATTCGCGGCCACGACCCGGGGGAGATAGCGGCCCGCCTCGGAATCGGCCGCCAATCCGTCTACTCCACGCTCTCCACGGCGAGGAAGCGAATCAAGGCCGAGGGTGACCCGACGCTGGTGCGCTGCCAGTTCGGCCACCCGAAGAGGCCAGGCCGCTCGTGCGGGGAGTGCAGGGCCGGCGCCCGCGGGGAACGTATCGAGCCGGGCGCCGCTGACCGCGTGGTCCGGGAGCTGGCCGAGGGGAAGCGGTGCCGCCACCCCATGCGCTCGGGCGCCCCCTGCTCGCTGCTGCTGCCCTGTGCGGACCACGAAGGATGAAGCTGCAAGCCAACAGGCCCCGGGTGCCCTTCTGCTGGGACTGCTCGCGCCAGCTCCACGGCCGCCGCTCGCACGACGTCGTGGTCGTCGCCGGCGTTGAGCGAATCGTTCACAAGAGATGCGGCGAGGCCCTGGTGTCGAAGGGCGAAGCCGCGCGCCCAACAACGAAAGGAACGGTGACCGATGGACATTGAGATAGCGGCCAGCATCGCAAAGGTGACCCTGAAGACCAAGAGCGTGGCGGCGCTGGTGATCCGGCGCTGCAACATGGCCTTCGACCGAGAGTTCGACACCGAGATTGCCGCCGCGCTGGGCAGCGGCGCCAAGAAGGCCCTGGCCGCGCTGAAGGCAGGTGACCTTCAGGAGTGCCACATCAGCATCGACCGAGTGAACGTCGAAGCGAAGCTGGTGTGCGGGAAGGACAAGGTGACGATCAAGGCCTGCCACGGCGAGAAGGCGGTGTGCAAGGCGGGGAAGGAGCCCGAGGACCCGCCGACGATTCGCCTGGCCTTCGAAGCGGTCTACACCGACGACGTCTGGTCGTTCCTCGGCCGCAACTGCGGCTCATACGTCCAGCTCGCCTTCAAGGACACGCAGCTCACTCTCGGCGGCCAGCTCGTTCACGGCCCGTTCGACGGGGGCTTGCGCCCCGCCTGATGGCACGCGACTTCTCACTGTCCGTCGAGACCGGCTTCATGAACCACGTGAAGACCCGGAAGCTCTGCCGTCTGCTGCGCAACCCGATGGCCTTCGGCCACCTGATCGCGCTGTGGGCGTGGGCTGTCGAGGCGGCGCCCGATGGCGACCTGAGCGGTATCGACGTGCCTGAAATCGAATCCGGCGCGGGCTACGCGGCGGCGGACGGCGCCTGCTACCGAGCCCTTGTCGACGCCGGATTCGTTGACGAGGGCGCGAATGGGACGCGCTCGCTGCACAACTGGATGGAGCCCGGGCGTACCGGCTACGCCATTCAGCAGCTCGAAGCCGAGCGCGCCCGCTGGCGCCGGTCGAAGGGCATCAAGGCCGCGCACGCAGCGCCAACCGAGGAACCCCGCGGAGTTCCCGCGGAGGCTCCGCAAGATTCCACTGGGACTCCCGCGGGAATCCGCGCGGAGTCTTCCGGGAATCCCGTGCCTTCACGGTTCACGGTTCACGGTTCTGAAGAACCTGTGGGTGTTGCGCCCGCGCAGGCGCGCGATCTGTGGGCGGCCGGGGACTGGCTCAAGCTCTTCAAGCGGGCCTGGGCGGACCGCTACCGCACGCTCACCTACGGCCAGACGAGCGACGGGAAGGCATGCGGCAACCTCGCGGATTTCCTCGCGGCGATGGACCCCGCCGCACGATCAGCCGCGCAGGACCGAGCGCCGAAGCTGCTCGCCGCATTCCTCGGCGACGAGAGCCCCGCGGCCGTGAAGGCCCGCCACCCATTCGCGTTCTTCGTCGGCCGTTTCGGCGGCCTGCTGACCGACCCCATCCGCACGAAGGCCGAGGCCGACCCCCGCTGCAACCTCCACCGCCAGGCCGGTACCTTTCGCCAGCTCCCTCGAGGCGGACCTGTCACTGGCTGCCCGACCTGCAAGGAGAACGCAGCAGCTCGTGGGACCCGCGAAAGCGACCCAACCCCCGTCGCCCCCCCCACCCTCAAACCCCCACCCGAATGGACCGACGAACAGAAGGCCGAGCTGGCCGAGGCCGTTCGCGGAACCACTGCCCCCGCGCGCGCAGCCGGAGGAGCGAAGTGAAGCTCCACCTTCGGCCGTGGACCGTGAAGCGCACCGACGCGATAGCGTTCGTCAAGGAGGTCCATCGCCGCCTGCCCGAGGTTCAAGGCGCGATGTGGGCCGTGTCCGTTCGCGCCGGATCGGAAATCGTCGGCGTCGCCCTGGTCGGCTGGCCTTCACAGGAACAGACGACGGACGAAATCGATCACCTGCGCATACTCCGAGTGGCCGTCAAGGAAGGGTTCCCGAACGCCTGCTCGATGCTGTACGGCGCTTGCTGGCGCGCAGCTCGCGCGATGGGTGTCACGTCGATGGATACGCACACGCACCTCGACGAACCGGGTACGTCGCTCAAGGCGGCCGGGTGGACCGACGGCGGGCTCACAAAGGGCGGTGAGCACTCCCGGCCCAAGCGGCCGCGCGCCAAGGCCATCGACCCTCGACCCAAACGCCGCTGGTGGGCGCCGGGAAGCGAGAAGGCCCCGTGAACCCGCCCCCCGGCCCCATCGTCTCCATCTACGAGCTCACCCGCGAGTGGACCACCTACGCCTGGCTCTGTGAGTTCCACCTGGAGACTATTCGTACCGACGGCTGGACAGCCAGGTACCGCGCCCCCTGCCCTCACCAGCCCTGCGACCGCTGCCCCGTCGCCCCCTCGCCTCACCTCAAGCGCGACGGCTCTGTTCGCTACCTCCCAACGACACGGGCAGCGCGCCTCCCAACCAAGGCCGAGTGCCCGCCCCCGAAGAACCTGCCACCCTGGCGAAAGCCGAGGGGCACGCCCCAGCGGAGAGCAGCGTGAGCGACCGAGCTGAAGTCGAGGCGGCCGTTGAGATGGCGAACGAAGGGTTCGGGCTGGACGCGCTGGACGAGGTCTTTCGGCGCAACCACATCAGGGCCATCGAAGGCGGATTCCAAGTAGCGGCCGTCGACGGCGTCGTGACCGTTCTTAATTCAGGCCGCGGCCTGTCTGTAATTAACGGTCGCCGCAACCCGTAATTAAGTGCAGTTCCGCGAGAATTGCCAAACCCGCGCAGCTCCGTACAGTCCCGCGACATGGGGACAATTCGCAACGACCACGGAGTCACAATCAACGAAATCACGGTCTCGCACCGCGCGCTGGCCAACAGCCCGCACGATGCAGTGGTGTTCAACCCGCGCGACGGCATCCGCGGCGTGAACATCGGAGGGAAGGTCTGGGCGGCCAGCGATGACACGGTCATCCGCTCGGTCAACATCTCGTTCGACGGGGTCTCGGTGGAGTGCAACACCGAGTTCCTCATGATGCTGAGCGATCTGGACTTCCGGAAGGAGTTCGTCGCCAAGTGCAAGGCGGACCGAGCCGCCGCCGAGGCCGCGGAGATGGTGCCCCACGTCTGGGAGCAGCGACCCGAGAAAGACTTCGCCAACCCGGGCTCGCGCAGCTGGCAGTGTTTCAAGTGTCAGGGCTGGATCTCGGTGCAGCTGGCCACCGAGGGCGCGAAGGAACTGGCGGCCGAGATGGACGCCGGTAAGGGACCGCTCGGGTGCCGTGGCATCCCCCCGCAACCCGAGGCGCCGCCGACCGACGCCGAGGATCGCGTCACCGGCAACGCGGCCGTGGACCTGAAGAACGCCGAGAAGAAGGCGAAGTCCAAGGCGGCGAAGAAGGCGAAGCCGTCCTGATCCGGCCGCCCACAGAGGACGAGTGGGTCCGCTTCGTCCGCGAGACGGCCTGCAAGGTTCGCTGGCCGCATCGCTTCGATGAGCGGACCCGCCGTCTGCGTCCCGTCCTGCCGTGGTCAGAGTGGCAGGGCGCGCACGGCGCGCAGCTCGACGCCTGGCGCGCCGCCGGCGAGGTCCTGGTGTTCGAGGCGAAGGGCGTGGTGCTGGGGTTCCTGATCAGCACGGGCCACACCCTTCGCTGCCTGTACGTGAAGCACGAGTTTCGTGGCCACCGCATCGGCCTGCAGCTGGTCACGGCGCGCTGGCCCGGCTTCGTGCAGCTGGTCGTCCACCGGCCGACGCCGAGCTTCCTGCGCTGGGCGTCACTCCACGGCATCGTGTGGACCCACCTGGGCAGCGATGGTGATCGGGAGGCCGCGTGAGCGAACTGGCGGCGCTGGCTGACGCCCTGGTGGCGTTCGAGCCCTCGCGGCCTCGGTGGTCCCTTCGCTCGTTCTGCGGGGACCACGCGAAGCAATGGGAGTTCGCCAGCTCGAGGAGTATGCGCCGTCACCTCCAATGCGCCCGCCAGTCCGGGAAGAGCTGGATTATCGACGGCGTGGGCGCCGACCGCGCCCAGCTGACGCCCAACTCCCTGCACTTCGTCCTGGGCCTGAACGGCGTCGCGGTCCGAATGAACAACTGGGTGCCGATCTGGCGCCGCATGCTCGACAGGTACCGCATCGAGCGACGCGACAACCAGCAGCTCATGTTGAGCGAGTTCCCCAACGGGGCTCGCGTGATCTTCTCCGGCACGGACGACTTGCGTCACGTGCGGAACTTCCTCGGCAACCGGTTGCCCCCTGGCTCGACGTTCATCATCGACGAGGCGCAGGACCAGCCCGAGGACACCATGCGCTACCTGCTCGACCAGGTATTGCCGCCGATGATGACGCCGGACACGCTGCTGATCGAGGCGGGCGTGCACCCCGACATGCCGGCGGGCCGGTTCTATCGCGACGCCACCGACAAGAGCTGGGACCACTTCGGGTGGGGCCGCTTCGACAACCCGCACACGCCCGAGGCGCGCACGACGCTGGCCAACCACCTGCACGATCACCAGCTGAAGGAATCCGACCTGGAGTTCGACCCCGAGCACCCGCCCGAAAGCGGAAAGCTGAGCATCATCCTGCAGATCCTCCGCGACTGGTTCAACCGCGGCGTCTACGACCCGACCGCGCGCACCTACTGGTACCGCGAGAGCGTCAACGCGTACGACCCCGTCACGCCTGCGTGGGCGACGTCGTTCGTCAGCCCCCCGGGGTTTGGCCCGGTGCGCTTCGCCGAGCCGTGGCCTGGGATCGACACGTTCGCCGTGGCCATCGATCCGGGCGGCGACGACCCGTTCGGCCTGCAGGCCATCGGGTGGGGCAAGGGCCACCGGCGCATTCAACACCTGGTGGACTGGGTTGCCCCTCGAGGCGCGAAACTCTCCTGGGGGGCGGTCATGGACACCCTCGGCAAGCTCGTCGCCAAGCACTACCCAACGGTGCTCTGGCGCTACGACACCACGTCGGACACGGAACTGGACACCTTCGGGAACGAGTACGGCGTGCCCGTCATCCGCGCGGCGAAGAAGCTCGACCGGGACGGACAGATTCGGCGCAACAACGATCTGCTGTCCAACGGCACGCTGGCGGTCATGCGCAACAGCAACCTGGCCGCCGACTACGTCAGCGCGCAGCTGGTCGACGGCGAGTGGGGCGCCTATCACCCGACCGCGTCCGAGTGCGTTCGCTACACGATCGGCGACTACTGGGAGACGCGCCCCGCCCCCGTGCCCCCGCCTCGAGCAATGGACCCTCTCGACAAAGAAGCGGCCCGCATGGCCGAACAACTCAAGCGCGCCGGGCGTCGTTTTGCCGGCCGAGGTGACCGCTAATGTACGAATTTGACCGAGAGTGGTGTGACGCCGAGGTCACAGATCCCGATGACGTGCGGTCGAAGCTCGACCAGGCCGTGTCGGCGATCGAGACGTCGCCCGAAGAACAGGGCAGCCTCGTCGCGCTGCTCGTCGATCTGGCGCTCTACAGCGGGCGGCCGTTCAACGCCATCTCCATGGCGGACCTGTGGAGCTATGCCGAGATCGCCGGCGCCGCCGCGACACTGAAGTTCAACGCCAGCTACTCGGTGATTAGCACCATCGTCAGCCGCATCTGCTCGTTCCGTCCGCGCGCGCAGTTCATTCCCGAGGCGGGCAACTACAAGACGCAGAAGCTGTGCCGGGACCGCACCGCCGCCAGCGATGCCTGGGCGCAGCGCGAGGAGTATCAGCAGCAGGCCTCCCTGGCCTTCCGCGACGCCCTCATGGGCCGGGGCGGCGTCCTGAAGACGTATCAGGAGATGCTGTTTCAGGGCACCGACGACGAGGAGATTGTGACGAGCCTCGGCCGGTTCCCGTCGTGGGAGCTGAAGATCGACGCCGATGACGGCAAGTACGGCCGGCCCGAGTGCGCCTATCACGTCCGGTACATCACGCAGCGCCAGGCGTTGCGGTTCGCCGGCAAGACGACCGAGGAGCGCTTCAAGATCATCAGCGGGTCAGAGCGGCTCGCGAGCACGTCCGGCTACACCAGTTCGGACGGGCTGTATGGCCTGGCCCGTCGCAACGGCCAGCCGATGGTGCGCGTGGTCGACGCCTACGCGAAGGGCCCCCGCGGCCGTCACGTCATGATGGTTGGCGACCTGTTGGTGTTCGGCATGGGAGGCGACGGCGAGGAGGGCGAGTGGAAACACCGCTTCCTGCCCTTCGACATCTTCAGGTTCGACTTCGCCGAGGGCACGGGCTTCTGGGGCCGCTCTGCGCTCGACAAGGTGCGCGGCATTCAGACGGGCCTGGACGAAACCGTCGGCGAGATCGACGCCGCCCATCACCTGTCGGCGAAGCTCTTCATGTCCGGGCCGCACGCGCCGGAGAAGATGACCAACGAGATCGTCCAGTACGTCAACGACGTGCCGGGGCGCCCGGTCACCTTCCACAACCCCAAGCCAGTGGACCCCGACGCGTACCGCTGGTTCGAGATGAAGAAACAGTGGATGTTCGAGGTTCTGGGAGTGTCGCAGAACACCGCCCAGGCCACGAAGCCCCAGGGCGTCACCGCGGCCGTCGCGATCGAGGCGGTCACGGACCTTCAGAGCGACCGTCTGTCGCAGCTGTCGCAGACCTGGGAGACGATGGTCTGCGGCGTCGGCGAGAAGTGGTTCGCGCTGGAATCCGACGTCGGCGGCACGCGCGAGTACCGCGCCGCCGAGCGCGGGCGCGTCGCGACGATCAACATGGACGCGAGCGGCGGCCCGGTGACCGTGCGCGCGTTCCCGACGTCGCTGTTCGGGCAGAGCATCCCGGCGCGCCTGCAGAAGGCCATGGACGCCGTCAAGGCGGGCTGGTTCGACAAGGACGAGATCCTGCGCGTCCTGGGCGTGCCGGATCTGGAATCCGTCATGGAGGTGAAGCTGGCGGAGTTCGAGTGGATCGAGAACTTCGCCGACGAGCTGCTCGAGGGCGGGCGCTACACCACGCCGATCGAGTGGGCGAACCCCATCAAGACCTTCGAGTACTGCCGCCTGCGCTACCTGCGCGCCGACGCGGACGGGTCCTATCCGTTCGAGTCGATGTACGACATGCGCAAGCTGCTCGACTACCTGCAGCCGATCGCCCAGGCCGCCCGCGACAAGGCCGCGGGCAAGGTCGCTGCGCCAGCTGGTGCGGCACCAGCGCTCCCCGCTGCGCCAGCTGGGCCGCCGTCGCCGCTCGCCCTGTCTCCTGTGGCCGCACCTCCCGTGGCCGCGCCAATCGCTCCCCTGCCCAACCTCGCGCCCACGCCCGAGGCCGCTCCCGTCCTGTAGTCACCTCAATTCGCAACGAAAGGTCTGAACATGGCAACGAAACGTGCAGCAGCAGCGCGCCCCGCGCAGTCCCGTAGCGCAGCGCCCACGCGCAACAACCGCGTCGAGTCTCCGTCGGCTTCCAAGATCCCCAACGCCCGCGAAGGCGGCGTGAGGCCAGCCCCCGGGGAGTCCCGGCTGCAGGATCCCACGGTCACCGACTGGAACGACCTCGCCAACCCGAGCGAGTTCGGCGAGCAGCCGCCCGACGGTGTCATCCCCGACGAGGACCACGAGGAGCGCCAGGCCGCGCAGAGCGCCGAGGAGAAGGAACAGAAGATTCGCGCGCTGCTTGGCCGCCAGCTCGGACACACCGATGACGATGGCGCCGGCGCCGCCGGGGCCACTGACGACGGCGGCGAGACGACCGAGACCACCGAGGGCGGCGAGACGGAGACCGAGGAAGAGCCCGCGGCCGCGGCGAGCGGCGCCGACGAGAAGCCGCCGAGCCGGCGCGACCTGATGGCCTCCGTGGACGCCGAGCAGAAGCGGCTCACCCTCGAGCGCGAGCTGGGCAACGAGCGCCAGGCGCGCAGGGCGGCGGAAGAGGCGCTGAAGGGCGGGCTCCTGGCCGCGGCCAAGCGCCAGGGTCTCACGAAGGACCAGGCGATCGATCTGCTGCTCTCCGACCCGAACGAGGGCACCACGCCGGCGCCGGCGGCGAACACGCCCGATCCCGTCAACGAGCGGCTGACGCGCCTCGAGCAGCGCGAGCGCGAGGTGAACAAGCGGGAAGCCCTGGAGGTGGTCGAGACGGTCACCAAGGACCTGGACATCCCCGTCGTCCGCGCCACCGCACGCGTCTCGGTGCCCGGTGCCGACGGGCGGACGGTGGTCATGTCTGGCCGCGAGCTCGTCCTGCAGACCGCCCAGCGGCTCTGGGAGAACGCCGGCAAGCCCGCCGGCGACCGCAAGGCCTTCATCGCCGAGGCCGCGCCCCTCGTCGAAGCGCAGCTCATCGACGAGCAAAAGGAGGCCTTCGAGGCCTACGCCAAGAAGAACGGCGGCGGGTCCTCGTCAGCGTCGCCCACTCCCAAGCCGAAGCCCAAGCCCACCGCGCCGGCACTCGGTCGCCGCTCTCCCGGCCCGGGCGCTCGCCCGGCCAAGGAGATGAAGCTGCCCGACGATCCCGACGAGCGCCGCAATGCGATCAAAGCCCGGTTCAACTTCCGGTGATCCTTTGTGGGCAAACGTCCCGTCCCGAAACAGCTGACCCCGTTCAAGAAGGGGAAGAGCGGCAACCCGGCGGGTAAGCCGAAGGGCACAATCGAGTTCGCGCGGCGGATGCGGGACGCTTTCAACGTCCCGGATCCGATGTACAAGCGCTCGCTCACGGACGTCGTTCTCCGCTACGCCTTCGACGACAAAAGCCCAAAGCAGACCTGGGCAATCCAGTTCTGCGCGGCCTACGGCATTGGCCTGCCCAAGCGCGCGCTCGACGACGAATCGGTCAAGGCGCTGGCCAAAGAAATGATGGAAGCGGCATTGGAGGAGGCTCGCAAACGAAAGGAGGCGGAGGTGGCTCAATTAACGGCCACTGCGACCGCAAATAACGAGAGTTGACGAGGCAGGCGCCACGCGTACAGTCGCGATTGTCTCCCGCTGAAACTGCGAAACGGCCCGAATTGCGAAACCACCGGTCGGCGGAGTGTGTGTTCCCACAACTCCTGGCTCGTGAGGTTTCGCAATGGCACAAGGGTCTACTCCTGGCGCAACAATCACCACGCTCTCCGATGCGTTGATGTTGCACTACGACCTTCCGTATCGCGGGAAGGTCGGCTGGTCGAAGGGCGCTCTCGCCGCGATGATCAAGAAGGTTCGGTGGTCGGGTCTCAAGCCCGTCATTCCGATCCGCAACTCGGCCTCGCCGGCCGTCTCCAACGACTTCGCGACGGCTCAGAACCGCGCCAAGACGTCGACGGGTATCACGAAGGTCTATCAGTTCCTTCCGCAGTGGTACAAGAAGTTCGGCGTCGCGCAGATCGACTCGCTGTTGCTCGCGGCGGCCAGCGACAGCGCCGGCGCCGTGTACGACGACCTCTGCACGCAGCTCGACGGCGTGAGTGAGGGCATCATGCACCAGTTCTCGACCGACGTGTATCGGAACGGGTTCGGGTGCATCGGGCAGATCGACGCGACCACCAACATCGCGTCCACGCGGATGATCCTGAAGGAGCCGGAGGACTCGGTCCTCTTCATCGACGGGATGACCCTGATCGCGGCCCCCGACGACCACACCTCGGCCGCGCGCAACGCCGGCGCGACGATGGAAGTGGTCGGCGTCGAGGACTTCGAAAAGGGCTACATCACGATGACGCAAAACCTGTCGACGGCCATTGCGGCCATCGCGGTTGGCGACTTCGTGTTCCCGGAAGGCAACCGGGGCGTCGGCGCGACTCCGACGCCGACGGGCCTCAACGGTTTGGACGCGTGGTTCCCGACCACCGTGCCGACCACCCTCGACGTCGCGTCCGGCGTGGACCGGTCCAAGTCCGCGTTGCTGCGTGGAACCATCCTCGACTTCACGGCCTCCACGAAGAACAAGGAGGATCAGTGCATCGACGCCATCACCGCGAGCGCTCGCTACGGCGGGAGCCCGGAGTCGATGGTGTATTTCACCAACAACACGAACTACAAGGAAATCCTGACCCTCGGATCGGCCAAGTACCGGCCGGACACGACCCGCGGGCCCTACGGCATCTCGTTCCAGGGCATCAAGATCCAGACCGACAACGGCGAGGTGAAGGTGCAGCCCGACCGGTACTGCCCGGTCAAGCGCTCCTACCTCCTCGACCTCAAGACCGTGAAGTTCTACGGGTGCGGGAGCGCTGAGGTTCCGCGCTTCATCAACGATGACGGCGTCGGCCAGGTCTTGCGCATGACGGACGCCGCGGCCGTCGAGTCCCGCATGGGCTACTACGGGACGATCGGCTGCAACAACCCGATCGTCAACGTGGTCTGCGTCCACAAGACGTAATCCAACCGAGAACGACGGGTCGGCTGTACGAGCGCCGGCCCGTCGTTTTCAGCAAAGGAAACGACCATGTTCAATCCAATTGCAGGCGTCCTGAATCGGCGCAACTTCGCGGTCATCGCGCACTCGTTCATCACGGGCGTCGCGGGCGTCATCGCGTCGCAGGACCTTCCGGGGGACTCCGGCGTCATCGCCACCAAGACGGCGGCCAAGACAGGCCGCTACACGTTCTCCGTTGCGCCCGGGACGCCCCTGGCGAAGGGGATTCGCGTGTTTCACGGCGCATTCGCGTGCATCCAGGGCCCCGATGACGTGGTCTACGGCGCGAAGACCAAGGGCGGCGTGTTCATCATCCGCGACAACGACATGGACCGGTCGGCGCTGGACGGCACGTTCGAAGGGCAGTTCCTCAACCCTTCGACCGACGCCACCAACTACATCGACGCCGAGTTGCCCGACAACTCGATCGTCTACGTCGTCGCGTTCATCTCGTACTGAGTCTCGCCACCATGGGGGACTACATCGACAAGATCGCCGGCCGCGCGAAGAAGGGCGGCGGCGAGAAGGGACCTGACGCCGTCGTCGTGGTCGCCGAGGGCGAGGGGTACGGCAAGGTCAAGCAACGCGCGCTCGATGACCTGTCCTCGATCCTGGGTGTCGACGAGAAGGACCGGGAGGAGTTCGACGGCGCGATGGTCGACCTCATCTCGGCCTGCATGAAGGACAAGAAGCCGGCGGCGGCCGAGCCGGACACCGAAGAAGCCGACGCCGAGGAATAACCTATGGCCGGCGTCCCACTCGAATCGCTCGTCAGCAGGGCCCGCACCGCTGCAAACATGCAGGTGGGCGGGCCCTGGGGCGATGACGAGTGGGATGCCGCAATCAATGACGCCGTCACCGCGTTCTACACGGACTGTGGCGCCGTCAACGCCGGCTGGCGGGTCACGCCGACCACGCTGACCATTACCGACACCGCGACGCCCTACGCTCCCCTGCCCGCTGACTTCGGGGCGGTCTTCAAGGTGACGAAGGACGCCAATTCGTCCGACCGCTGCCCGATCTTCCGCGCCGGCGACGAGCAGGCCGGCAAGCGCACCTACCGCGTCGAGGGCGTCAATCTCTACATCGATCCCCTCGAGTGGTCCGTGGGCGTCTACGAGCTGCGCTACAACCCGCTGCCCGTCATCCTGACGCCCCTGGTGAACCTGGACGCCGAGCTAGCGCCGCACCGGGAGTACTTCGAGCTGCACGCGGCGATCAAGTGCCTGGCGAGCGAGGAATCGTCGACGTCGAACCTCGCTCCCCTGTTCGCGGTGTGCAAGGCGCGCGCTGAGGCCTGGGCCGGCCGCCAGCGCAGCTTTGACCCCGTGCGCCCGCGCGACGTGCGTCCGCGTGGGCTGCCCGGAATGTTCTACCGCCGATGAGCAGCGAGCCGCGGGGCCGGCCCACCGACCCGGGCAAGGGGAACCTCGCCCAGGCCCAACGGGAGGCCCTCAACCAAGAGGTGATCCCCGAGCGCGCGCCCAAGCTTCGCGCTCACGCTGTCGGCTCGCTGGCCGAACTGCGCAAGACGCTGGGCGACGTCACCGGCAACCGCGGCCCGGCCGCGACGATGCTGGCGGGCTACGTCGACGCCATGGACGGGGGCGAGGGCATGTTCGTCTGGCACCCGACCAGCACCGACGCCGACAACGGCGGCAAGGGCTACAGCGCCGGGCGCGTTGCCGTCGCCAACGTGAAGGTCGGCCGTTGGCACCGGCACAGCCCGCCCGCGCCTGTCGTCGTCCCGACCATTCCGCCGGCGCCGGACATTCAGACATTCACCGCCAACGGCACCTGGACGAAGCCACCGACCGTGGGCACGTACGCGCCCGCGTGGGTGCGGGTGGAGCTCGTTCCGTGGGGAGCCAGCGCTGGCAGCGGTAGCCGGGGTTCCGGATCTGAACAGGGCGGCGGTGGCGGCGGCGCGAGCGGCGTGGCGACCGAGGAGTTCCCCGCGTCGATCCTCGGCGCGACGGAAGCCGTCACGTTCGGCGCGCGGCCGCTGGGCGGCGCCGCCGTCACCACGGACAACACCGCCGGCAACAACGGTACCGACGCCCCCGACGCCACGTTTGGCCAGTGGCTGAAGGCGTACGGCGGCAAGAAGGGCACCGGCGGCGCCAGCGGCGTGGCTGGCACGGGCGGCGCGGGCGGCTACGGCAACGCCGGTACCGGCGGCGCGGGTGGCAACGGCGACGTGGCGGGATCGGCGGGCACCGGGCGCGCAGGCGGTACCGGCGTTGCCGTAGCC